AACGTTAATGCGACAGCGCTGACACTGACATTCACGTTGCCCGCGCCTAACGTGAGCGGGGACGCGAATGCGAACGCGACTGCCATGGTGGGCACGTTCGCCATTCCTGAAGTTACTGTTACAACTGGAGGAGGTAGTGACGCTACTATAAACGCATCTCCTCTCACCATTACGTTCACGTTGCCCGCGCCTAACGTGAACGGGGACGCGAATGCGAACGCGACTGCCCTGACGAGCACGTTCACGTTGCCCGCGCCTACCGTGAACGGGGACGCGAATGTAAATGCGACTGTGCTGGCGGGTACGTTTACCATGCCTGCTGTAAGCGTGTTTATCAGTGGCGCAGGTGCGGTTGGAACAATTGAAGCGCTCATTGTTCCTTATGCTGTCACAATGGTTGGCGCGCAAGAATACAGCGTGCTTTATGCCATAATTCAATCGTATGTGTTGCAAACAGAGAGCATACAAGGCGCGGGGAACGCTGTTCCTGGACTTGTTAATTATGGGGATATGGTCGCTGGAACTTATCCAGTTGAGTGAATAGCTTTTTAGAAGGTCTTACATGGCAAACGCAGTTTATAACAGCTTTAAGCGCGACATTCAAAACGGTTCAATTGATCTCGATACTGACACAATTAAGATCATGTTGGTTACGTCCAGTTACAGCGCGAACATTGACACACACACCAAGCGCTCTGATATTACCAACGAGGTCACTGGGGCTGGATATACCCCGGGTGGCGCAACACTAGCAAATAAAAGTGTGACAGCAGATAACACCAATGATCGAGGCGTTTTTGATGCTGATGACGTAAATTGGTCAGGTTCAACTATTACCGCGCGCGGGGCTGTGTTATACAAGTCTCGTGGTGGCGCTGCTTCAGCAGACGAACTTGTTGGCTACATTGATTTTGGTTCAGACTACACGAGTACTGCGGGCAACTTTACCATTGCCTTTTCAAGCAGCGGTGTTCTGTATTTATCTTAAGGATATTCACATGACAATTTTCTTGGATGATCTAGCGCTTCGTGATATGAGCGCTCGTGACCTCGAAGCGCTGAACCAGGCAACGGGCATTGAAATCGACGCCATTCAAGCTTATCGACGACGAATTACCATCGCTTATGATGAGAAAATCAGGCAAGATGCGATTTACCAAGCCATTCAACACTTGCCTGGGGGAAGTGAGGTGTTGCAACTAATCGAAGCTGGCAGACAGTCGCAATCTGTGACTGTTAACGTTAATCCTTTGGGCATTGAAAGTTCAGTTCTTACGCCAGGAACATAAATGGACGTTCGCACCTTTCAAATTGGCGATACAATCACAATGTCGGGCACATTTTACGACACCGCCAATGCCCTAACTGACACTGTAAAACCTGTGTTTGTTTTCAAAAATCCAGCAGGTCTTGTCACGAGCGCTACCTATGGAGTTGATGCGTCTGTTGTGCGTGAAAGTCTTGGTAAATTCTATATGACAGCATATGTTCCAACTGGCAGCGCCAGCGCAGCTGGAACGTGGCACTATTGGATTGGAAGTGTTAGTGGCATTAAAATGGCCTCGCACGGTCGTTGGATTATAGAGTCATCGCCTATTTTTACAGGTTAAGGTGTTCTGTGGTGGATAAGTAAATGAAAAAAAACAAAATAAATACTAATCGTGTATTCGATCAAAAAATTAGCCCGCAAATGCTCTTGTTCGTGAACCATTACGTTGTCTGCATGAATGGCACTGAAGCTGCGCGCCTGGCGGGGTATCGAGGCGATGATGCTACGCTTGCTGCTACTGCCTCGCGCTTGTTAAGAAATCATAAGATCCTTAATGAACTCAGTCGTCAACTGGAATTGTTTACAATGCCTGCTCAGGAGGTGTTGGTTCACCTGACTGACATCGCGCGTGGTGATATTGCTGATGCCCTGAATTCATTGGGCGCGGTTGACCCACTCGAAGCTAAGCGTCGTGGCAAGTCACACCTCATCAAGCGCTTCAAAACAAAAACAGTAACCAGTGATGACAACGATGTGCATGAAGTTGAAATCGAAATGTATGATCGTTTGGACGCGCTCAAGACGCTCGCCAAGTTTCACGCATTACTCATTGATCGTGTCAAAGTGGATGATTGGCGCAGCCAGGCAATTGAGGATATTCGCAAGGGTCGCATTGAATATGGAGTATTGGCCAATACGTTTGACGAGAGCTTGGCGCAAGAACTCTTTCGATTAGCTGGCGTGCGTGTTGAGTAGCGATGCTCCCTGAGTATCTGAAGTCTGCCTCATATGCGTATCGTTTAGAGCGTGTAAGGCGAGCAAGTCTTCCGCGCGCGATTTTAAAAGACAAAGTACAGCGTTCTTATCTGACATGGGAGGCTTATGAGCGCGCAATTGGCGCGCTGGTTCCTGACCAGCGTTACAACTTTGAGCGCGCGGGGGTTGTGTTACAACCTGTCCAGGTTGCAATGGCGCGCGCGGCACGCCAAGCAGACATGCCAGGAAACGCGGATGAAATCGGTGTGGGGGGCGCGCGTGGGGGCGGTAAATCTTATAGCGTAACAACTCAAGCCTGGGTCGATGACTGTCAGCGTTTTCCAGGTCTTAAGGTGTTGTATCTGCGAAAAACAGCCAAAGCGGGACGCGAGCAGCTTTCTGACCTTGTGCGTGCCACGCTTGCTAATGTAGATTGCGAAATCAAAAGCACACAAATTGATTTCCCAAATTCTTCGCGTGTCGTGATTGGTGGTTTCAAGGATGATAGCGAAGCTCTCAAATATCAAGGCATTGAGTATGATGTCTTAGTGATTGAAGAGTTAACGCAATTATCAGAGCGCACCTATAAAACACTGCGCACGTCCCTGCGATCTTCTAAGGGCTGGCGACCTCGCGTTTACGCGACTTTCAATCCCCTGGGGATTGGGCATCAATGGGTAAAAAAGCGTTTTGTTGACCCGCATCGTGAAAATCGACAGACCAACACGTTATTTATCCCATCGACTGTTTCAGACAATGCTTTTAATGATTCTGAATACATCTTGAAATTAGAAGATTTGACGGGCGCTGAACTGCGAGCTTATCGCTACGGGGATTGGGATGTTTTGTCAGGCGCGTATTTTGAGAATTGGAATTATGACGCGCATACAATTGATCGACTAACAGATATTCCTTCGCACTGGCGCATTTGGGCATGCATGGATGCGGGTTATAACCATTGGAATATCATTCATTTCCTGGCGCAGGACAGTGATGCTAATGTGTATGTCTTTCATGAACTTGCGCATCGAAAACAGCACGTTGATGTTATCGCTAACGACCTGCACAGGGCTTTAGCTGAATATGGATTAACATCTGCTCAATTACAAGGTTTTTTCGCAGGAACAGATGCTTTTCGCGTGACAGCTGCGAACAGTGATACACTTGCTCAACAATACCATGCGTACAACATCGCTTTGTCGCAAGCAGATATGTCGCCAGGGTCTCGTATATTGGGATGGCAAGCGCTGAACAGGCTGCTTGGCGATCCTCGTAAAGGCAAGAAGAATCGCTTGTTTGTCACGCGCAACTGTCGTCGCCTGATTGAAACTCTTCCCTACCTTGAGCGTGACCCCAATCGTCCTGAAGATGTTAAGAAGTGGGATACAGACGAAACAGGCAGCGGAGGCGATGACGCAGCTGACGCCCTGAGATACGGAGTGGCCTTGATTGACCAGATGGTTGATTACAACGTGGGTCACATGGCGCATGATGTGTATCGCACATTTGAAGGTGCTTTATGAACGTCAAAAAAGAATTTGAGCAACGTGTCGATATATTACTCAAGCGTTATGCTAAAGAGATTGCTGACGCCCCTACCCTGTGGGGTGTGGTGATTCCTTCTGACGCGCCTATGATCGACGATCAAATACAATATGAAACTGAGCGACGACATTCTCCTCTGCTGGATGACATATTACGAGGATGGAAGTCGCTTTGAAATCAGTTAGTCAATTTACAGAGCGCATAAGGCGCTGGATATTGCGACAACTGCATGTGAATCTCACTGCGCTGCCTGTTAGCCTCAATGGCTTCACAGCACAATCTCAGGAAGGGTATATTTATGACGGTATTCGTTATGATTTACCTGTCAGCTTACCTGGATATTTGTATGAAAGCCTTGAGAAAAGTGGGCAACTGGCGTCTTACCTACAAGAGAACGCGCGCGAAACGTTTCGCTTTCAGTTCGATACACCGCAGCGCTCATATGCTGACGCGCCAATCATGCCTACGACAGAAGATCCTCTCTGTGAGTGGAATCACCAAACGCGACGAATGGTGTTGTCCACTTGTCACAGTGTATTTAATCGCGACCCTCTGGCGAACGCTGCTGTCAATCTGACGACTGACTTTGTGATTGGGGCGAACGGGTTCAATATTACGTATCAAAACAACAGAGTTGCGGAGATTGTTGAAGCATTCATCAATCATCCAGACAACAGGATACGTGAATACGAGCGCCAAGCCATGAACGACATTCAGGTAGATGGCGAGCTGATGCTGCGATTTTTTATTGGCAGCGCTGCGGGCAATCAAGGCCAAATTGTTGCCGTCCCTGTGCGTCCCTGGGAATGTATTTATATTGAAACCGAGCTAGGGTTCTTTCGTCGTCCGATTCAATATTTGCTTCGTCGTTATCGCACGTATGGCGACAGCACTGAGAAAGGCAGCGAAACAGAGGATGAATATGTTCCAGCAGACGAAATGTTACATGTGGCGATTAATCGACACAGTTACGAGCTTCGAGGCAGGCCAGATTTATATCGCGTCTTGGTTTGGTTGCGCGCGAATAAGGAGTTTTTAGAAAATCGCGCGCGTCAAAATCATTGGCGTAATGCATTGTTATGGTTTGTTCGCGCCACTGGCGCAACGCCCGCGCAAATTGCGAGTTTAGCTTCGCGATGGGGGCGACCGCCCCAGCCAGGTTCGGTCGTTGTGGAGAGTGGAAATGTCGAAGTGCAAGCGCTCAGTAACGGAGTTGGGGCATCTGATGCAGGAGAAGATGGACGTCAAATCAAGCTTCGGGTTATCACTGGCTTTCGCATGGCAGAATACATGTTTGGCGATGGATACAATGCCAATCTCGCCAGCGCGACAGCGCAACAATTGCCTGCGTTAACGCGCTTCCAGGCTTTCCAAACACTGATGGTTGAGCAGCTATGGACGCCACTTTTTGACAGGGTTTTGAGAACTGCAATTGATGCTGGCTTAATTCCTGAAGAAGTTGAGGTGCAAGATGCTGATGGTGAGGCTGTTGTTGACCCAATTACAGGTCAAGTCAAAATAACAAGAACGTGTGATGCGTTTGAAGTTAGTTACTCAGCTATTGTGCAAGAAGACTTACTCACACTAGCCAAAGCGATGGCAATAGCTGAAGATCGTGAGTGGCAAAGTAAACAGACCTCACAAATCCATATGGGCATCGACCCTCGCATTGAGCAGAAGCGCATGGAAATTGAGGCCCAGGAACTCGCGCGACAACAAGCGCGTGGTCAAGCGCCTGTCGTGCCCGATGACGACGATGATGAAAGGAACTCAAAAGCGCGGTCTGATGACGCTCAATAAGAAGCAAATTCAAAAGATTATGCGCAAGTCAGGACAAGCTTATGTCCCAGCAGACAAACTTCCCTACAAGGGTCGAGTGGCTGAGACATACTTGCGCAAAAAGATTTATCGATTAGAAGACCGCGCTGCGCATGACGAGTATCAACTTATCAAGGCAGCTTATCGAGACATAAGAAATGAAGCGCTTGATTTAGCATTGCGACAAAACATCGAGCGACTTAGTCTTGGTGATAGCGCTTCAATTGTTTGGCGTCGTGATTTGATTAATTACATCGATACGCGCTTGAGGTTATTAGCCTCGGATATTGCTTTGCGCGCCTATGAACACGCGAATACAGCCTATCGCGCGGGTTATTATGGGCGCTTGTGGTTACTGGATATGATAACGCCATCGACTTGGCATCCCGCCGTGAGGCGCTTAAACCCCTCGAAAACTGCGCAAGCAATTCTGCATCCAGGGCTGATGGAAGCGATAGACGCACAGTCGTATTTTCAAACTGGTCAAGAGTGGCGCGAAACCTACCATCAGGTTTGGGACACAGCGAGTATTCAAATTAAACGCGCTTTAACGAGCGCACAATCTGACGAATTGACGATTGGGCAATCAGTTCAATTGTTGGCTAAACAATTGGGAATCACAGAGCGCCCCACAGCAAGAACATCTGCCACATTTCACAAGTCGCAATTGCAAACGCGCACATCAGTCATGCGCGCCAGCAATCATGGAGCTGCGCAAGCGTATCACGAACAGCAAGATTTCCTTGTTGGGGTTTTGTGGATTAGCAGTCGCGATAGTCGCGTGTGTCCAACATGCAACCATTATGATGGACACATATTTCTAATTAACAGTTTGATTGGCATTGGCCTGTTTGGCCTTCCACCTGATGGTAGTCACGCTGGATGTCGCTGCACCTTTGTCCCAATCTTGTTGCCAGGGTTCGGCGATGGTGAAGATGAACCACTGGATTCTTTTGAAGATTGGATTGACGAGATAGGGTTGTTCGATGAGCTGGATGATTTTTTCAGCGATTCACAATTAGATAGTACGTTATTGTAGGTACAACATGGCTTCTGGATTACGTTCAATTACAGCCAACACAACTCAAGCTGAGAATATGGTGTTCCATAGTGGCGAAGTGGATTTTGTTACCTTAGATTGGCGTTACAGGTTAAGCGCTGACAAAATTAGCGCCAATGGTTCTGTACCTTTATATAACTGGTATTTACCTGTTGGATTGACCGCATTTTTGAGCGGAACGGCAGCAGGGTCTAGCGCGATGTGGATGAAAGTCAGCGCGACGGGCGCGCCTAACGTTTATCGAGGTTCAGCCAGGATTACGACTGATAGCGCTAAAAGTTTGATCGAATGGTTCGACATACGTATCTGGACTGGCAACAGCTAATCCAGCGAGAGGAATGCATATATGAGTATCAGTACAATCTTTAATGAGTCTTTCGACTTTGCTGAAAGCACTTTAGATAATGAAAATCGCATCATTCGCAATGTAGTCCTGATTCGCGCTGGCATGAGCGCGAATCGACGCTACTACGATGAGAAGGTTTTAGAGAATGCTCGCGCAATATTTGAAGGAACAAAAGCGTATGCGAATCATCCTTCAAAACAAGACCTTAAAAATGGGACGCCGCGTTCATTTCGTGATCTCACAGGATGGTATAGCAATGTGCGATACGAGTCTGGCGCGCTCATTGGCGATCGACATTTCTTAAACACAGAGGCGGGGAAAGACGCTTTTGCGGTTGCTGAGGCTATCATTAACAAAAGCGCGCCTAAGCAATTGGCTGGATTATCCATCAACGCAGCAGGAAATGGCAGCAAAGAAAAAGATGACACAGGGGAATACATTCGTGTCGAGAGTATCACTCATGCGTATAGCGTGGATGACGTGGACAACCCCGCAGCTGGAGGGGCGTATGCTTTAGCTGCGAGCGCTGGAGATGATCTAGCGAACGCGATTTTTGGGGCGATGGAATACGAACAATGGGAAACAATTCGCCCAGATTACTTGGCGCGTAAACAAAAAGAATGGAAAGTTATTCGTTTAGCTGAAGAAACGAAGAGAATATTGGCTGAAGCTG